TATTGTTGCAGTACCACCAAATCCAAGTTGAAAACTATGCGATGTAGTTCCCGCTGATTTGCTAAAAATAGCAAAAATTTCAAACTCATACACAGTGCTTGCAGACAACGTACAGCCAACATTGAATATGCTTTGTGCGGTAGTTGTAGTTGCAGCTGCCCCCACAAGATTTGAATCAAGTCTGTAATACTGTTGAGTCGGAACAATGCCTCGCTGTGTGCCAATAGGTGTAGCCGCAAAGATGGGGCTTGTATATTCAATCTGCCCTGCGGCGGCAGGACTTGATAGTGTGTCAGAAGTTAAAACAAGTATTGACATGATTATCCTTATCGAAGTTCAAACCAAGTTGTGGTTGTTGATGTTCCCGTACCTTGAACAACTGCATAAGTTGCGCTAGTGGGGACGATAAAAGTAAATGCTATTGCTGCCGAAGCAGAAGGCGCACCACCTGATCGTGCAACAGTAACACCTCCAACTTGGCCGAAAGCAACTCCGTTTGCACTACTATTTGTTCCTGCCCAACTAACAAAAATTGGTTTCCCAGTTGAATTGGTATAGGTTGTTCCAAGTACTCTGCTTGCGGCTAAATCACTGTAAGCTTGTCCTGTTGCACCGAGCATAGACAACTCACCTGTTGCCGCTGGTAGCGTTGCCGTATTCGTGCCAGCAACAGCAGGGGCTGATACTGTGATAGCCCCGCTGGTGTCTCCTGAAATAACGACTGATGACATATATTTCCTTTACAGAACAACCCAGCGAGCGCCGGAGGGGACAGTGACAGTGATGCCGCTATTGACGGTGATCGGGCCAACAGACATTGCGTTAAAGCCAGTGCTGAGAGCATAGTTTGTTGTGACAGTCTGGCCGTTTTCCACAAACACCTGGTCAGCGCCGCCGCCAGTTGCGCCGCCGCCCAAGGCACCCCAAGCTGTTGCGCCGTAGCCTTCAAACTTGCCGGTCGTGGTGTTGTAGCGCACCATGCCGGTGACGGCGGTGGGGCGTTGGCCGGTGGTGCCTACGTTGAGCTTGGCGGCACCTGTACTTGTGAAATTTACTTGGCCTGAAAAAGTAACCGTACCAGTGGCCGACAGTGTGGTGAACGCGCCGGTGTTGGGTGTGACGTCGCCAATGGGAGGTGGGGCACCAAAAGAAGTGATGTCCAACGGGATGGCAATGTTGTCTACGGTGTAGAGCAACACCTCCGTAGCGGTCTTGACTATGAACTTGTAGCTGGTGGTGTTGAGCAACCAGATGTTGGCTTGGCCAAGCGAGTCCAAGATGATCGGGTTGGTGTTGGGCGTAGCAGCGGTGTAGTCGGTGTACGTAGCGATAGGTGTTGAAGTGCCAGCCGCATAGGTGTAGATTTTGCCGCCGACAAGAGGCAAGCCATCCGATCCGAAAATCTGTTGTTTGGGGGAGGGGGTTAAGCCAGCCATGTGTTTTCCTTAAGGGTATTACGGAGCCAACGCGTTTTGGTTTTGTTGTGGGGGCGCTAACGCATTTGTTACGCCAATGGTTGCTGGCGCTGCTGCTTTTTGCACCCAGCTTTTAGGATCAGATAGCAATTTTGCCACTCTGTTACGTTCAGGCCCAGGCAAACTTTCCAACAAGTCTGCGGTTGCGCCAGGTGTCTTAAACGCTTCGGTCAGTGTACCCAACGTTTTTGAGCCAATCTTGTTTTCAAGAATTTGCATGGCCTTGTTGGTCGTTGCGGCCACAGCGGTAATATAAGACGGCAAGCGGAACTTGGACAGGTTTTGCAGCATCAGTTCTTTGAGCGCCTCTTGGCCACCCGCCACTTGAGTCTTGATGTTGACCTCGCGAATAGTTTTGGCAGCTTGATCGCGTAACACGTTCAAAGTGTTTTCACTTACCTCTTTGGCAATGTCATAGCTACCTGGCCCCAAAATCTTTTCAACTGCTTCAGGCGATTCACCTTGCACCAAACGCACAAATTCATCTTTGTTGGTCTTGTACAGTTTGAGTGCCTCGCCTGAAAGTTTCTTCTCCGCAATTTGTTGCATACCCTTGGCGTGGTTTGTCAAATAATCGCGCCAGCCAGAACCACCAGCACCTTCAATGGCGTCATCAATCAAGGGTTTGATTTTGGCCATTACCGACGCAGCAAGATTGCGTTGAGTGGTTGCGTCAACCCCTGGGCGCAATTGTTGAATTGCAGCGTTGACTGAATTTTTGCGGATGGCTTCCAAAGCAACAGCGTCAATCACGCCGTTGCTGGCCGTCCATTTGGCAATATCGTCAGCAACATTTTTTGCTGCACCAGCCAATAGGTCGTTGCCTGCAAATTCAGGTCTGTTGGTCACAGACCTGATATTTTGAATAAGCGGTGCTGTCTCCAAAGGTTTGATGCCTACAGACCTTAAAGCATCGGCAGCGCCTTGAGCAAACCGAGCGCCTTGACCAAGGTCAAGAGAAGCGTCAGCCGCTTTAGATGACCATTCATTCAACGCTTTATTAGAAAGCTGGCCAAAATTAGTGTACGGGGTTGCGCCAACGGGCAAGTTGCGTTTGATCAAGTCAAGCCGCGCCCATGCCTCGGCGGCGTTGCCCGCTTTAATCAAGTCACGCACTTTCTGAACTTCAGCAGCAGCTTCCGCACTTAACTTGCCTGCCTGAGCCTCATACGCCGCCACATCGTTACCCAAATTGGCGCGGTTGAGCGCGGCCTCACGTTGTGGGCCCGTCATAGCATTCAAATTATTTTTGGCGGATTCAAGCGTAGCGCGTGTTTCAGTCGCAGTAGTACCGCCCGCCAATTTGGCCAACGCGTTGACACCTTCGGCCTCGTTCATGTTTTTAAGGTTCAACACAAACTTGGGATCACTGGCCAAACGGCGTTCGATCAAAGCCTGCCATGTGGGGTTGGTGATGTTGGCCGTGGCTTGTGCTGCGCTAAGGTTTGGTGGTGCAGTGCGAAGCGCGTTAAGCACTTGGGGCAAATCATCACCCAAAGCATCACGGGCAATCTTTGCGGCTTTTTGTGCTGGTATTTGACGCAAGTCCATTGCAGCGCCAATTACTTTACCAACGTACGGGGCCACAACACGACCACCAACTTCGTATGTTGAGCCTTCCAACACATTCTTAACCGGCTCAGTAACCACAGCCGCGCCTTCACGCGGGGCTTTGCCACCAATATAAATGTCAGCCAAGTTAAGCGCTTCTTGCGCCATGCCGTAGCCTAGTCCAGCGCCGCTGATTATGCCTGGAGGGCCAAACGGGATACCAGCGTATGCACCCCCCGCTGCGCCCAACATGCTTACGGTTGGGGCAACAAACTCACGAACTGTTTCATATGTTGTGGGCTCTGCGCGGGCCGCAGGTATCTCAGACGGCGCGTCTGCCGAGCCCATTGCAGTGGCAATGCTTTCGCTAATTTGTTTGGCAACACCTTGCACGCCAAATTTTTCATGGATAGCTTGCTTGGTGGCTTCGTTTGCGTTGACGTAGTTTGGGTCTTCAGGCGCGTACTTTAAAAAAATAGCCGCCTTTGTCGCATCGTTTGCGTTGACGTAGTTAGGATCATTAAGGATCGTGGCTAAATCGGCCATTTATTTTCCCTTCAACAGGGGGTTGTTGGCGTCGACAGCGCCTGCGGGTGCTTTACCTTGATTCTTGTAATCATAAGTCAGATCATACGCTTCACGCACACGTTGTTTGGACACCCTAGTTGCGTTAGCAGCTTCCGTTAACGATCTACTCAAATCAGCGGTGTCTTGCGTACAGTTGATAGGCGCAAACGCATCGCGCAAGTATTGACCTTCTTGGTTTGATACGTTGCCCAACGCGCCGCCAGTCGGGGACGATGCTCGCATGTTTTGCAATTCTTGAAAGCCGCCGCGAGCAACAATGCTGTCGTACAACGCTTGCGCTGCACGGGCGTCTTTGGTAAGCGCAGGTGTGCGGCCATAAATCAAACCTGAAATTCCAGATAGGCCAGGGTGCTTGGCCAGCCTTTCCAAATCAGCAGCCAATTTATCTGCGCTTGACTCAAACGTCTTGACCGCAGATGTGGCGGCGGGGAACTTAGCTTCACGCGCTTGAATTTCTTTTGGCGCTAAACCTTCCATTGCAGAAGCGGGGGCCATACCTTTGCTTATGGCTTCTTCACGGCTGACATATTTAACTTTTCCGTCATCGCCGACAACTGCAACCGGCGCTGAAGGCGTTGCAGAACTTACCGGTGCTTTTGGAACTAAGTCAGCATAGTTTCCAGACACGTTGAACTTAGCTACGGACTTAGGCGTGTAATCCGCAGGGTTGACATTTCCAATTGCTTTGTCTGCTTTGCTAGGTTTTAAAACCAAATCTGCATAGTTGCTTGACGTAGCAAACTTAGCTACAGATTCTGTAGTGTAACTATCAGGGTTGATATTAGCTATAAGTTTAGTTTCTTTTGCATCCCTTAACACCAAGTCTTCATAGTTGTTTGACGTCATAAATTTTTGCACAGACGCTGGTGTGTAATTGTCAGGATTGATATTGGAAACTGATTTATCAACTTTTGCTGGCTTTAAAACCAAGTCTGCGTAATTCCTGCTTGTTGCAAATTTAGCCAAAGATTCTGGTGTGTAATCCGCAGGGCTTACGTTAGCAATTACGGTATCCGCTTTTGGTGCCTTTAAAACCAAATCCGCATAATTACCTGATGTGGCAAACTTTTGCACAGAGTCAGGTGTGTAATCCGCAGGGTTGACGTTACCCAAATTTGTATTCTTAATGTCAACTTTTTGAACCAAGTCAGCGTAATTGCCTGTTAGATTAAATTTTGCAATTGATTCTTGCGTGTAATCTTTTGGCGTGATAGCCGCAAAAGTAGAACGGCGTGGATCAAGCGCGCTTTCAAATTGCTTAACCAACAACTCACGTTGTTTTGCCCAACCAGGTGCAGAACCATATTTTCTGTCCCCGCTTTGTATTTCGGCTTTGATACTGTCCGCAGTTTTACCCTGCGGCGCGGCCATAGCATTGACCTGCTGCGCTGGCGATGCGGTAGAAGCAAGGGCGTTGGTTTGCGTTCCTCGGCTTACCGGCGCGGTAAACGCGGTTTCAGGTGTTATTGATGGAAGAGACGTAGTTGTAGGCCCCGCCGCAGCTTCAGGCGATTGGTCTTGCATAAACTGAGCTTGTTGCCGATACGTCAAAACTGTTTGGTTTGCGTCAAACAAACTTTGGCCCGCTGCTCGGACTTTTGCGTTTGGATGCCGCAACATTTGCATAGCCGCATCCATAGGGTCGTCAGTAGTTGCGCCGTTTTTCTTGGCTGCGTCCATAACTTGCGCTACGTAATCTTGCGCTTCTTGCGCTTCTTTAATCGCCATCCGAGTTTGGCCCAACTGTGCTTGCGCCAATTCGTTTTGAGTACCCGCAGCTCTTCTTTGATCTTGAGCAGCCAAAATGTTTTGCACTTGGCCATACTGCGTCAGTGGGTCGTTCAACTGAAGTTGTTGAACACCAAGGGAAATTCTAGGATCAATAGGCATAATTTATCCTGTAACAGAAGAATAGTCGCCAGGCACATTCGTGCCGTATCCTTTAGGCATAAATCTGTTGTTTAATGCGTTTGCTATGTTTTGACTATTTGAATAGTTTAAATACGTATTCAAACCGCCCGTTAAAGCGTTTGCGCTACCGACATAGCCAGACGCCCGCGCCGCAGCCGCGCTGCCTATAGCGTCGCCAACATTTGAAGCCATCTGCTGACCTTGCTGACCTATTTGTTGGGCCGTGGATTGACCCATACCTGTCATAGCTTGCAAAGGTTGCAGACGAGCGGTACGTTCGGCCTGATAGCGGTTGAATGCGTTGGTGTACTCTTGCGAGCCCATTTCTTGACCAAATCGCGTAAGCGCTTTGCCAGTGCCGCCAGACAGCAAACCACCACGGGCCGCAGCGGATCGTTCTAAGGCTTTTGTGCCTTCGCTTAATCGAAATGCGTAGCCTGGATCGGCTTGAAATTGATCCATGCCAAATGGCGTGTATTTTGATGCAGCTACTAGCTCAGGTAATGCATTGACGCCCACGTCGTAGAAAGGTTTTTGCCGTGCAACGTCTTCTTGGTATTGTCGGTATTGCAAATCAGATGAGCGATCCATTGCGTCAGCTTGCTTGCCTGCCGCTTTGTTTGCTGAATACGCGCTGTATATGGTGCTTGCTGCAACGGCTGTTCCTACCCATGTCATATCAAACTCCTTGCGCCGGTATTTGCGGCAATGCGTCAACAGATGCAATCAACCCCAAATCGTCGTATGACGGGGCGATAACTTCATGTTCAATCTTATCTAGCTCAGTTTCAGACTCAAATTCAGTCAAATGGACAGTCGTCCATATTGTGTCTTCTAACGCGCGAACCACGCGTTTCAACCCAACCTCTGAGATAAACGTGCAGGGCGCTTTTAAATGTTTTTCGCCAAACTCGGTGTACACGATGACTTCACCTTGCGTGATGAAATTAAGGTGTTGATGCCGATGTATTTTTCCTATTACTATTGAACCTTTGGGTAACTTTATTTCTCTGGCGTAAGTGCAACACCCATACTTTTCATCTTTAGGTGAAAAATAATGCTTCAACGTGCATTCTTCAGCAATAGATTCCACTTCGCCATTGGCGATCATGGCGTCTAATCCAGCTTGAACAGTCAAGACGTTTTGACGGAATTTAACCTTATCAACTAAATCGTTCACGAGATTTCCCTTCCGCTGACGCGCATGTTGATTGCGCTGGCTGTGCCTGCGATTGTGGAGATAAACCCGCCAGATGGCAAGATGTGGCCAACAAGCTCAGGAAAGATGTACGTTTCAGACGCGGCCAAGGATTTGGCCTTGACGATCAAGTTGTCGTTGCTGGCGGTGCCCGTGGCAGTGATCAAGTTGACGCTAATGGTGGCCGCCGAGGCGCTGTAGTTGGTGGCGGTGAATTTGTCAATGATTGTGGTCACGCCATTGGCCGTGTATTGCGTTGTCTGAGTCGCCTCAACGGTTTTGGCTGGCACTAGATTTTTGGCAGTTACAGTCATTGAAGCACCTTTTACAAAACAACCCAGCGGGAGCCGGACGAAACCGTCACTGTCTGACCGCTAGCAATGGTGATCGGCCCAGCCGACATGCCTGAATTTCCAGTGGCTATAGTGTAACTTGTTGAAACGGTTTTGCTGTTGACCTGAATACCATTACTGGAAATATGTATGGACGAGGTAAATTCGCCTGTAGAAGGCTTGTACAGCAACTTGGCGTTGCTGGTGTAAATTGTGGTTGGGGTGCCTGTTATGGCGTCGGCAAACAACGGGAAGACGTTGGTGGCCGTGGCGGTGTCATTACTGAGCGCCGCGCCTGATATTACCGTGGCCCATGAACCGTCACCCCGCCAAAAGGTTGTGGCTGACGCGCTGGTGCCGCTGTTCAGATTGGTGACCGGTAGATTGCCGGTAACTTGGGTGGCCAAGCTTACGTTACTCAATGTGCCGCCCAACGTAATCGTGCCAGAAGTTGTAATAGTGCCGCCGGTCAAGGTAATTCCGTTGACCGTCCCCGCAGTACCCACTGACGTAACCGTACCTGTACCGCCGCTAGCTGGCACAAACGGCGGCGCAAGTTGCAGGTCATCCAAAGATGTCTGGTTGTTGCCGCCGCCGGTCAACGTAAACAAGTTCAGAAAGAACCGGTACCACTCACGCGACATCAACCCCGTGCGGGGGTCGATAAACTCGACCCGCGACGAAGGTAGGTTCGTTATATTGAGTTGTTCAGGCATTGGTCGGGCTCAGAATCAATTCAGCGCCCATGATGGCGACCTTTACAGGATCGGTGCCAGACACTTCATAAACCCTGTCCCGTAGCTTGAGCGTCATGCCAAGCCGACGCCAGAAGACGCGCTGATAGTACGCCCCAATCTTGCCCATTGGTGACCAATGCTCATTGCTCCAAGTATGGCCGCCATCATCAGACCAGCGCAGCATGACTTGCGGATCATCGCCTTGCCCAGTGGCCAAACCCGTACCTGATTCGCAATTTAATTGCAAACTGTGGTGCGCGGTGCGCTTCAGGTTGTTTTGACCGCTTGGCAAGGCTCGCCATGAGCGCAGCCATTTTTGAGGTTCGTCATAGTCATCGTAGACATCCAACGTCATCTGGTAAATGTTGCCATTCTCAAAGTCGCCCACAATGGTGTTGCCACCAAAGTTGCACTGACAATTGGATCGGTGACGGGTAAATTCGCCGTTGTCCCAGCCAGCACGTTCGTGCCATGCTTGGGTAGCCACATCAAACACCCACGTGGCGTTGCCGGTGGGAAACGTCAGGACGTAAAAAGCATGGCCTTCTTGCTGGTAGGTGTAGGCCACCGCGTCTGAAATATTGCCGTATTGAGCAATTGCATACTCAATGGCGTGGGTAGATATGCGTTGACCAGTGTAGCCATTGGCCCTGTAGACAATGCCTTGGCCACGGGCGTCAGTACCTAGCCAAAACAGGCCGTTGTCAAGCTTGGCCACAGAGAACGCAGCCACGCAACCAATTTCGTTGAACGCGCCTTGAATGCGGGTCAGCGGGAAGTCAGCCAAGCCAGCGTCGTACCAAACTTCAACAGAATCGGTACCAAACAACCAGGCTTCACGGTGGTCTACGATGAGCGCCACCAAACCGTCGGGCGAGCCTTCAGAGCTAGCAAAATCCAACGGATCGACCGACAGGCCGTCCAACAGCGAGGTCACCCACACCTTTTGGCTGTCTGGCTCATTGAACACAAAATAGCCGTCTAGATAGCCTACAGTCACCGCGCCAGGGAAATCTGGATCAGTGATCTGGGCAAACACGTTGGTGACTTCGTTGTAGATATAACTGTCAGGATTGCAAGCAAAGAATATCTGGGTGCCGTTGTCGGCAATGGACACGGGGCCAGTGCCGGTCACGGTGCCAAGCAAAGTAGGCACAGCGGTCATGCCCGTAACTTTATAGACTTCCAAACCTGACACCACATAAAAGTTAGACCCGTTGGTCTGATGTGCCCAAAGCGCTCTGATTGGGCCGGTGCCAATTGTTTGCAAAAAATCCAACCCAGGGCAGCGCGTTAGAAAAGCCGCCGTCTGACCGTTGTCTGGCGTGGCTTCGGGGTACAGGTTTACCATGCGATTGTTGGCAGCGTTGATGCTGCGAGCAACATAGCTTGCACCAAGAATCGGCGTTTGCATCAGTAATTACCGGCGTAAATGTTGAACCGCTGACGTGAGGCCACAATGGCGTAAGGCATGGACATGATGTCGTCAGGATTGTTGATGCGCTTGAGATTGCGCTTGCTAGTCATTGCAATCCGTTGCACTTGTGGGCTTGGCTCCACGCCAAACTCAGGTGCAATTTCCATCGCCAAATTGTAGGTGAACGCTCGCAAATAGCCTGGTGGAAACAGAATATTGGTTACCAAAGTGGCGGGCTGAGTCAACTCGTCAACCGAAATAAAGTGCCATTCCAAGTTTTGTGTAGGTTGCGGGTAAACGGTCATCGTAACGTCAGGGTAGGTCATGTTGACAAAAATGACCTGCGGGTACGTTGATGTGACAGTCTTAACCGCAATACCATCGTATTGCTGTTGATTGATAAATTTG